TGACAATGACGTTCGTGACTTGCTCGCGATGAGCGAGTTCGTCAGCCAGGATGGCTTTATGCCTACTGGCAGGTATGACGCCCCTTGTGGGTTGACTACTGACGATTACGAGTTCATCTTAAGTTTGTGTTCAGATGAATTTGGACTTATGTACTTGGATCCGAATCTCGAATGGGAGGAGGACTCCGGGGAAGGAGCCCATGAACCTGGCACATACGTCGGACAAATCCATCATATACCTAAGAAGGGGACTGTAAAGAGGCGCAGTATTGCGGCCCCAAACCGGTTCATCCAGATGGGTATGGCTCCAGCTGATATCCAGCTGTCCATTATCCTTAGGAGACTGGGCAGGGTTCGCGACTGCACTTACGATCAGTCGAAGCAGGATCTCTACATAGAGAATCGCGTAAACAACGAAAATCTCTATGCGGGTTCTGTGGACCTTCATCAGGCAACTGACCATCTGCCTTTCGAATGGATGCTGAGCATCTGGGATGCTCTATTCGAAGGCCGTGTGTCTATGATGGTAGAACAATCGTGGGACCTGTTCAAGCATGTGTCTTCGGGCACGTGGGCGAATGGGCCTTATCGTGATGCGTGGACGGTCGGGCAGCCTCTTGGGGCTCTCCCTTCCTTCCGCTGTCTGGGACTGACGCATAACTTGTTACTTGCAAGTTTAGCGTTCACGCTCGGTTACAGCCACGATCCATACGTTGTTCTCGGGGACGACCTTGTCATTATGAACAAGGCCTTGCGCAAGGCCTACATCAAATTGATGAGGAATGTTGGTGTTCCACTCTCGCTCCACAAGAGCTTTGAGGGGAACATGGTGGAGTTTGCAGGGAAGTGGTTCGTCAAGAACTTACAACCCTTCTACAACACCGACCAGCGCGCAATTTCCTGGAACTCGCTGTTTGACTACCAATTCGCAACGGGAGTTTATCTCCCTTATTCCAAGCTTCCTCGGAAGATTCGGAAGAAATTTGCTCGTTGCGTATCTGCAGCCGGATTGTCAGAGAGGTATTCCGAACTCGTGTACAAGCTCATCGTTAAAGCGATGATGCCGCCACGAGGTTCCAATGTCTCTATGGACAGGATTCAGTGCGACGATCAGCTTATAGCCGATGTGATAGTCGGTTTAGACGCTGAGGACAGACCATCTGCCCTGGACCCTCATTCAGGGATAACCTTACTTAGAGGTGGGCACCCAGTATCCTTTGGGAGAAAAGAGTTCGCCAATAAGGATGGTTGGTTCCAGCCGTTCCGTAAAACGAATGACTGGTATCGTGATAAGTTCCGTCCGGTCGCAACTGATAAGCTCGTCTCCGTCGCCTCAGCTGCTGTGAAGAACAGCATTGGTGGCGAAAACAAGGCTTGAATCATTGGAGAGAAGCATGTGGCCTGATAGACCACGTGTGCTACTCCTAGACTAGAGGCTTTAGCCTCTTGGTAGGGGGTTCACACCCGTCGGTTTCGTCAACCGACCATACTGCC